GGAGAAGTAGGGGTATATCTCGGCGAGTTCTTACCAGAGGGTACTGTGATGCTTTGGAATCCTGCTGTTGTAGCTCCCGTTGAACAACCTCATCCGGAAAAGGGTAATTTCTTCCTTGAAGAGCTTGCTAAAACCGGAGCTGGATCAAAATATCAGATATTCGGACAGATCGGACTCGATCATGGCCCCGAATGGTGGCATGGTAAGATTTCCAACATTTCCACCTTGTTCGAGAAACCGAAACCTGGTAAGCTAATTTATACAATCGATCCGATTGAAACTGTAGAACATTTGCCCGTAATTGAAAAAGTAACACTTAGCGGTACCCCAAAAGTAGGCAGTCAAACTAATGAGTTAGAAATTAGTTATATAGGTAATCCTTCCACAACTCCTACATTGAGTTATCAATGGAAGATCGGAAATAGTCCTGTGAGCAGTTTTGAAGATATAGAGAATGCTACTAATGAAACCTATACTCCAGGCGTAGGAGATGTTGGTAAATATATTAAATGTGAAGTAACAGCAAGTGTTACAGCGGTGGGTAAAGCATTATCCAATGCTAAAAGAGTAGAACCAGCGGATAACTAATTGAAGGAGGGATAGAGGATGGTAACACAACTTGAACGNTTAAAAATACAATTGGAAATTAAAGATAGTGAGCAGGATACCCTTCTCTTGGATTTATTGGAGAGTGCAAAACACGCCATCCTCTCTCGCCGTTATCCTTTTGATGATTTTCCTATGAATGATACAGGAGAATTAATTTTGGAACCTCGATACTATGATTTACAGGTGAGGATAGCAGTTCACCTTTATAACAAGATGGGTGCGGAAGGACAAATAGCACATAGCGAAAATGGCATAAGTCGTACTTATGAAGCTGGTGATATTCCTGAAAGTTTGTTAAATAAGGTAACTCCTTTCGTTGGTACTCCTATTAAACTGGAGGGTACGATATGAGGTTATTAAAACGAAACAAACAACAAATTTATTACAAGTTATATGTGGATAAAAAACCAATAAAAAATGAATACGGCCACGAAACGGGAGAATATGAAGTAATTTATTCTGATCCTGAATCTTTAAAAGTGAATATATCACCAGCCAGGGGCGAAACATCTACAAGGCAATTCGGTGATTATTTAAATTATGAAAGAGTGATAATCACCGATTGGATGGAATGCCCTATTGATGAAAGTTCAATCCTTTGGGTTGATAATCTCGATACTTCGAAACCTCATGATTATATAGTTAAGAGAGTAGCCAAAAGCCTAAATAGTATTTCTTATGCCATAAGCAAGGTGAACGTCGGTGCCTAAAATTAAGATGAAACTAACTACTCGGAGTATACAAGATACAATTGATGAAATTAAGCAATACAAAAAAGAGCTTAATGACAGAATTAAATTATTAATAAAAGAATTGGTTGATAAAGGCGTAGAAATAGCCAAAGCGCAAGTAAGAGAATTAGGTGCTGTTTATACAGGTGAACTCGAGGAAAGTATTACTGGTTATTTCAATGAGGAATTAGGTATCGGGATTATCAGAACCGATTGCCCTTATGCTGTATATGTAGAATTTGGAACTGGCATTGTCGGAAAAAATAATTCTCATCCCGAACCAATTGAAGGTTGGCAATATGACATAAATCAGCATGGAGAAAAAGGCTGGTGGTACTTTAATGAGAGAGACCAAAAATGGCATTGGACTAAGGGCATGGCAAGCAGGCCGTTCATGTATAACACGCTTCTTGAGCTGCAGCGGCAGGTAGAAGATATTGCAAGGGAGGTTTTTGGCAAGTGATTGATATAGAAAACGAAGTGTTCAATCGAATAGCAACAAGGCTACGAGAGGAATTCAATCCTATATCAGTTTACGGCGAATACATAAAATCTCCGGCAGTATTCCCTGCGGTAATCATTGAAGAGCGTGGGAATAATGCGCATGAGCGTACTCAGGACAGCGGCAGCGTAGAAAACCATGCCAGGCTCATGTATGAAGTGAATGTGTATTCAAATAAGCAATCAGGCAAGAAGAGCGAGTGCAAGTCGATTTTTAAAGTAATCGACGAAGAATTTGCATCTATGGGCTTTACAAGGACATTGAAGGAACCAATATCGAACCTGGAGGATGCTACCATCTATAGGATGGTTGGCAGATACACGGCGGTTGTTGCCGTCGGAGGAATAATTTTTAGGAGGTAATGTGAAATGGCTATAAGTACCTATGGTGTAACCTTGAAATGGGGAGCCAGTTCGGAGTCCTTGGATAAGGTGATTGACATTAAGAATTTTCCGGACTTAGGCGGCGCTCCTGAGCTTATCGAAACCACGACACTTTCCGACCCTGCTCAAACGTATATTCAAGGAATTCAGTCGATGGATGCTATGGAATTCAGGGCGAACTACACGAAAGAGGATTTTGAGGCTGTTGAAGAGGATGCCAACACATCACTTTACTATGCCTTGGAGTTTGGCGAAAACGGCTCTGAGGGCGTATTCGAGTGGCAAGGGGAACATACGGTGCGGGTAACAGGGGCCGATGTGAACGGTGTCGTTGAAATGGTGATTTCAATTGCTCCTTCAACGAAACCGACACTAAAGAGTTCTTAGGAGGTAAATCATGGCGAAGCAGATAAGGTTTGAGCACGACGGTAAAGAATACACTCTTGAATTTACCCGGAAATCTATTGAGACAATGGAGCGACAGGGCTTTATTGCCAGCGATATAGCTGACAAGCCCATGACTACATTGCCAGCATTGTTTGCGGGTGCTTTTCTTGCTCATCACAGGTATGTAAAAAAGGAACTTGTTGATGAAATTTATTCAAAGATGACAAATAAGCAGGATTTGCTCAGCAAGCTTGCCGAGATGTATAATGAGCCGATTCAGGCGCTCATGGAAGAGCCGGAAGATGCTGTGGGAAACGTGAAGTGGGAG